TGACGCTTTGTTGAGGATGGATCAGGCGAGCCGATTTGATGGATATGGTAAAGGGATTCAGGCTGGCGTTATTACACCAAACGAAGCAAGAAAGCTTGAAGGTTGGGAGCCTAAAACAGGTGGCGATCAATTATTAGTCAATGGTACAATGGTACCGTTGGATAGTGTCAGGGGAAGACCAAGCACAGGGGTTAATGATGGGCGATGAATTAAAAGTTAAAACGTTGGCTTTAAGCGAGTGTAAAATTAAAGCGGCAGAAGATGGCGTAATGAGGTTTTCCGGTTATGCCTCTGTTTTTGGTGGGATTGATGCTTATGGTGACACGATTGATCCAAAAGCTTATGATGAAACACTAAAAAACCGAGAGCGCCCTATTCGAATGCGCTGGAATCACTATGGCTCGGTTATTGGAAAGTGGACAAAAATTGAAGTTGATGAGCGCGGTTTATATGTTGAGGGGGAGTTAACGCCGGGCCACAGTTTGGCAAAAGACGTTTACGCCAGCCTAAAACATGGCGCAATTGACGGAATGTCAATCGGTTATTATGTTCGCGGTTATGAAGAACTTGAAGAAGGCCGGACGCTGTTAACCAAAATTGAATTGATTGAAATTAGCGTTGTAGAAGAACCCGCTGACGCGATGGCGCTGGTTGGCGATGTGAAATCAAGGGTTGACGAATGCGCAAATTTAAAAGATATTGAATCAGTCCTGCGTGATGCTGGGCGTTTTAGTAGGTCAGAATCCAAGGCAATTGTTTCTCAGATTAAGGCCATTTCTCAGCGTGATGCTGAGAAAGAAAGGGAGATTGGAAGCAATCTCGAAAATTTGTTTAAAAATTTCAGCATCTAAAGGAATTAAAATGGACACGGAAATCATTCAAAAAGTCGAAAAGGGTTTGCAAGCGGTAACTCAAAAAGTTGATGAGAAACTTGAGCAATATAAATCGCTCGCAGAAAATAGCGAGAAGGCATCTACCGATCTTAAGCAAGAGCTAAAAGGCTTGCTAGAAAAGCACAACGATTTACAAACTGAGTTTCAAGAGTTGGCGCAAAAAGGTTTTAAGTTGGCCAAACAGGAAGTCAACGAAACATTGGGCCAGGAGTTTGTAAAATCCGCTCAGTTTAAAGACTTCAAGGACGGTCGCACGAACAAAATCCGTTTGGAAACCAAAAACACAATTTTGGGTGAGAGCGGTTCACCTCAAGCGCCTGACGGTGTATTAGTTCAAGCTGATCGCTTGCCCGGTATCGTTGGCGGCGCATTCCGCCCGTTGACCATTTTGGACTTTGTTAACCGTATTCCAACTACATCAAACGCTACTGAGTATGTGCGCGAAAACGTATTTACCAACAATGCGTCTGAAACGGCTGAAGGTGCATCAAAGCCAGAAAGCGATTTGACCTTTGAGCTGAAAACAGCAAACGTGAAAACCATTGCTCATTTCATTCGGTTGTCAAAGCAGGTCATGGATGATCAGCCTGCACTTGAGGGTTACATTGACCGTCGTTTGAGACATGGGGTTCAAAACATCCTTCAAACTCGATTCATCAACGGCTTGGCGGCTTCTTCTCAAATGTCTGGCTTGCTAGATACTGGCAACTCGACTGAGTACACCGCGCTAACTGGTGACAATAAGATCGACTTTGCTAACCGTTTGAAGTATGCGGTAATTGCTGCCGACTATATGCCGAGCGTTTACATGATCAATCCAGCTGATTGGTCGGCCATTGAATTGATCAAGAAAGGCGCAGGTAATGCCTCTTATGTTGGCCAAGAGGGCGCGGTTAGCTACCTGGCTAATGGCTTGGTTCCGATTCTTTGGGGCCTTCCTGTTGTTGCCTCAAATGCGGTTCCAGAGGGTACATTGATTTGTGCCGCGTCCGACGCAATGGCATTACGCCCACGCTCTGATGTTGTTGTTGAAATGTTCGAGCAAGATTCCGACAACGTAACCAAGAACCTTATTACGGTTCGCGGTGAGTTGAGAGCGGCAGCCGAATTCTACCGACCTGCTGCTATCCAGTACGGTACATTGCCAGCTTAATAAACCGGGGAGTTGCGAGGCTCCCCATTTTTTTGCGAGTTAGTATGAAAATAAACGTGAAAGCACTAAAAGATTTTTCGAGCATAAATGCCGGAAATTTTTCATGTGGTGAAGAGCGCCCAATTGACGATTGGTTAGCCAAGCAATTGCAAAATTCTGGTTTAGTTGAGATCGTTGTCAGTCCACGCCAAACAAAAGTTATCCCAAATGATTTTACATCGGGGCCAGGCGAGAATGGTTCATCATCGCAAGTGGCCCCAGCCTCACAAAAAGTGATTGCGAAAGAATCAAAAAGTGGCGAGAAGAAAAGCCGCAAAAAAGAGCAGTAATTGCAATTAACACATCATTTAGGCTGGCTGCTTGGTGTGATGTTCTTTATGCGTGTGATTTTCCTTGGTGGCAAACCCATTTAAACGAAATAAACGAAACGTGCAAAGCCGTCCGAGTGTCATACAGCAGCAGGGCTCACGAAGTTGGTGCAATTAGGGTCCAAGGTTTTAGTAAGCCGGGATTAGGCCGTGAGGTAATGAATTTGGGCGGAAATTCAGGTTATCAGTCTTTAAATTTGGCTTATCTTTGGGGCGCAAAATGGGTTGGTTTGCTCGGCTTCGATATGCAGGCAACCGGCGGTGAGTCGCATTGGCATGGTGACCATCCAGCAAAATGCAGAGGCGGAAACCCTCAGTTCACCCAATGGTTGAAAAACTTTGATGTTTTGGCGTCTGATTTAGTCAATGAAGGCGTGAAGGTTTTCAATTTTAGCCGTGAAACAGCTTTAAATTGCTTTGAACGTAGGCACATTGAGGGCTTGAAATGATAATTCAGGGAATGTATGGGCTTGGTGATAATTTTTACCAGAGGGCAATCATTCGAGAGCTTGGCCCTGTTAGCTTATACACTCCATGGCCTGAAATTTACGCTGATTTGCCTGTTCGGTGCTTAAAACCACAAACGACGCTTCGGACTCAAAAAAAACACATTGAAAAATCAAACTTTGATAATTTTAGACCGTCTGGGATAAAAAAACGGCTTTTTTATGACCAAAGAGGCACGATAATTGAGGCTCTTGAGCGTTCAATTAGCGTAAAGAATGCACATTTATCAATGCAAATGCCTAAGTTGGGCTTGAAAAAAAAGAAAACTATTATTGTCAGACCATGCACAGTTAGGGCAGAGTGGCCAGCAAGCGCCAGGAATTGTGACCCTAAATACCTATGTCAGGCAGTCGAAGCGCTAAAAGATGAGTTTCACATTGTTTCCATCGCCGACTTAGAAGATGGCAAGGAATGGATAGACGGAGACGCGCCGTTTGCCCATGAAAAATACCATGCCGGTGAGCTTAGTTTGACCGACATTATGACCCTACTTGAGTCAAGCGCGGGCTCTATCGGCTCGGTTGGGTGGCTTTTACCGGCAAGCATGGCATACAATCTTCCCATGCTGTGTATTTTTGGCGGGTGGGGCTCATCAAATTGTCCTGAAAGGTTGTTTGATCCAAGAATTGATGACAATATGATTGTTAAAGCCATGCCTGACAATTTTTGCATGTGCTCTCGGCATGACCACAAATGTGATAAACAAATAACCAACTTTGAGAAATACATTCATGAATTTAGATCAATTGCGAGAATTGGCTACAAAGCTTGATATTCTTGTTTGGCTCCCTGAAGTTGGCATCGGATACTATCCGGTAAAAGAACAGCCATATGATGCTGATTATTGGGCAAAATACAGGGAAATGGATCAATTCCCATCCGGGGAGTATTTGACTGACTTTAGGATTGAATTTACCCAGGTTAACGATGTAAGTTCAATGGTTGATGTTGGTGTTGGCGGCGGTCGGTTTTGTGAGGATATGGATTGCGCTGGATTTGACATTAACCCCAAAGCAATTGAGTGGTTAAAAAAAGAAAGGCGCTGGCATAATTTGCTAATGAGTGAAAAGCAAGTCGATCATTTGACGTTCTGGGATTCTCTTGAGCACATACACGATCCAAAAACAATTTTATCCAGGGCAAAAAATAGCGTTTTTGTTTCCATGCCAATTTACGAAAGCGCAAAGCACATATTGGAAAGTAAGCATTTTCGCAAAGATGAGCATTGTTGGTATTTCACCGATGATGGTTTAAAATGGTTTATGCGTTTGTTTGGCTTTGAATGCGAGAGGCAAAGTATGGGCGAACAATTGTATCGAGAAGACATCCACACCTACCACTTTAGGCGCGTAAATGGTTAAGAGAATTCAACGAGCAGAGCCATCAACAGAGCCAGTCACATTGGCCGAGGCGAGAGCCCATTTGCGCCTAGATACGTTTGGAAGCCCTCCTGCACACCCAGAAGACGATCTAATCTCGCTTTACATATCGGCGGCCCGTCAATTCTGTGAAGATTACCTGGGGCACTCAATAGCCTACCGAACATCTGTTATTTATTTTGACCGTTTAAAAGATGGCTTTATTGATTTAGACGAATGGCCGGTCTCAAGCATTGATCTTTTTGAGTATGTTGACTCAACTGGTGCAAATCAAACTTTGTCTGCATCCTCTTATATATTGGACTCAGCAAGCGCCCCGGCTAGGGTTTATTCGGTTGGCGATTGGCCGAGCGTTAAAACGAGCGTCCCAAATGTGGCCACTTTGACCGTTACGGCTGGATATACCGACGGGCAAAGCCCTAATCCACACCCAATTCCAAAAAGCATTAAAAATGCAATTTTGCTAATGGTTGGGCACCTATACGAAAACCGCCAACAAGTAGGCCAAAAGATGGACTCATTGCCCTATGGCGTTGAGGATTTGCTGAATCTGCACAGGACAAACCGGGGGCTTTGATGAATATAGGCCGACTGGACAAGCGCGTAACCATTCAGAGCAGGACTACCGTGAAAGATGTGTACGGCCAACCGCTTGACACATGGTCGGACATAGCCACGGTCTGGGCATCAATTGAATACATTGGCGGTCGTGAAAAACTCCGGTCTGGTGTAGTGGACGCAAGCTTAGATGTGACGGTTGCGGTTCGTTATTATGAGCAGTTAACCCCACCCAAAGATTCTGACGGCTGGCGGATTGTTTACGTTGCCAGAGAGGGAACAAGGTATTT